TAAAACTTAATTTAGAACACGATCGCACTCGTCCAATCGGAAAGACTATGGACATGACATTAAACGAAGATTCGATCGACGCAGTTTTTAAGATTACGAACACTACAGCGGGAACGGACGCGCTTGTCGAAGCGATGGAAGGTCTACGCGATGGGTTCTCTATCGAGTTAGCGGTCGATGATTACATCATGCAGAAAGACGGAACTATGCGCGTTCTTGCTGGAGAATTAACTGGCGTCGCACTCGTTACAGAGCCAGCGGTTCGCTCAGCTCGCGTAAGTGAAGTAGCTGCAACAGAAGGCGAAGAAGTCGCCGAGGAGACGAAGTGGACAACACCGTCACAAACGCGGAAACCGTCGAGACGGTCGAAGCTGCTCAGTCAACAACAGCCGCAGCGAAGCCAATCGTAGGCGGATCATTCACCAAGCCACGCTTAGAGTTTACAGCTGCTAAGTATGTGGAAAACACAATTCGCGCAGCGATGGGCGACGATCAAGCTCGCCAGTATGTTCTCGCAGCCGATAACACAACAGACAACGCGGGTCTCGTACCTACTCGCCAGATGGCCGAGGTCGTGAACGGATTGTCTACAACTATCCGTCCATCAATCGACGCAATCTCTCGCGGAACTCTTCCAGACGCGGGCATGAGCTTCGAGATTCCGAAGATTACTCAAGCTCCTACGGTTGCGGTTCTAGCCGAAGACGCTTCACCAATGAGCGACACAGACCAGAACGCAGCTTTCATTACTGTAGATGTTAAGAAGTTCGCGGGACAACAGACATTCTCTGTCGAATTGCTAGATCGTACTTCTCCAGCGTTCTTCGATGAACTAATCCGTAACATGGCAGCAGCCAAGGCTAAGGCCGAGAATGCTTATGTAAACGGTCTACTAATCTCTGGCGCAACGCTGGACGGAACTACTACGACTACTTATCCAACAGCTGCCGAGCTACTTGGAGTTATCTCTCGCGGAGCTGCTTCTGTTTACTCAGCTACAGCGGGACTTCCTACTCCATTCGCGAAGTCTCTAATCGCTTCGACTGGTCAATGGGCTAACCTAATGACTCTTAACGATTCAGGTCGTCCGATCTATAACGCTTCACAGCCACAGAATGCGGGCGGTGTAGTTCGTCCAGATTCTCTAGTAGGTAATGTCGCGGGCCTAAATCTATTCGTAGATCCAACTAATGCGGGCGATGGCGACGGAACTCTTCTAGTCGTTAACCCAGACGCTTACACATGGTACGAAGGGCCTACATTCCGCCTACGCGCAGATGTAATCGCTTCTGGCCAGATTACAGTCGGCTACTACGGTTATGGCGCACTAGCTACAAAGATCGCAGCTGGCGCATTTAAGAATAACAAGGCGTAATCCGAATAAATCGATCATCGCCTAGTTCGCTCCCGAGCTAGGCGAGCAGTAGAAGGGAAGGGCTAATGCCTAACATCATTACAGCTTCGCAGCTAAGATCCGTCTTAGGTGTTAGCTCTTCTCTCTACGACGACGCTTACTTAAACGACATCATCGACACAGCAGAACAGGCAATTCTCCCGCTGCTTATCCAGAACTCGACGGCTATAGTCGAGTACGAATTAAAAGATAATGTAGCGATCTTCTACACTCGACGCGTTCACACTTTCGTCGTCGGACAGTCGATCGTCGTAACTGGTCTTCCAGCTCCATTCACAGCCACTCACACTCTTACAGTAGTTACAGACAGTTCATTCTCCGCAGCTCTTACGAGCGCAGATGTAACTCGTCGCCAGATCATTCCGAACGGAACAGCGACTCTTAGCGGCTATTCAGCTGCGACTCTTTATGTGGGTAACTCTTCCATCGAGTCCGCTATCTATGCTGTATCGATCGAAGTCTTCCAATCTCGCACAGCTGCGGGCGGTCAGATCGAAGGTCTCGACTTCGCTTCGAGTCCCTATCGCATGGGGCGCAGCTTGTTAAATCGCGTCGTGGGCCTTTTGGGTAATTACATCGATGTCGACACGATGGTCGGATAATGACTGCCAGCTCGATCTTAACTAGCGTCCGAACTCCATTAAAGACAGCGATCCAAGGAGTAGCGGCTAACACTTACGACTCAGTCCCAGAGTCGCCCATCGTTCCATTCGCTGCAATAGTCCCGAACACTCCCTACCTAGAGCCGAGCTTCTTGGGTAAAGGTAATGTCAAGCTAAAAGTTAATTTAGTTATGACTGTAGGCGTAGCGATTTACGATAATCAGAGCGCGCTCGATAACATCGAGAAGCTCGTAATTAGCATTCTGGCGGCTATTCCGTCAGGGTACGAGGTCGGAGATGTATCGAATCCGATTCCGTTAAACATAGGAGCGTCAGAGATTCTCGCTTGCGAGATTCAGCTTTCGACTTATTACACACAAACAAACTAGGAGACCAACATGGCCACGACCGTAATTACAGGGCGCGATCTTTCGGTTACGATCGCGACCAAAAACTATAACGAGCAAGCGACAAGCGCAACGCTAAGCGGAGATGTAACTATCGAAACTTACGACACTCTTCACTCTAAGGCTTATCGTTCGATCGATAAGCAGTGGACATTCGATGTCGAAATGCTTGCAGACTGGGGCGCAGCGGATTCACTCTGCGAAGCTCTATGGACAGCGGCAGAGACAGCACCTAACACGACTTTAGCGGTATCGCTAACAGCTGTTACAGGAGCGGTCTTCGCATTTAATGTTCTACCAATCTTTCCAAGCGTCGGCGGTTCTAGCCCAGACGCTCAAACTGTAACGCTATCCTTTACAGTAGTGGGAACACCAAGCGAGACATTCAGCTAAAAAACAGAATCGGGAGCGAGCATGAAACTAAACATCGAAGTCGAATACTTCTCAGGAGAGGCCGTTACATTCGTGGCGGCTTCTCCCGAGTGGTCGAAGTGGGAAAGCAAAACTGGAAAGACTATCCAGCAAGCCGAATCTATTGGAGTAAACGATCTTCTCTTTCTTGGCTACGCAGCCATGAAGCGAGAAGCTGCGGGAACTCCAGTCAAGCCTTACGAGGTCTGGATCGAAACGGTCGCGGAAGTCTCAGCGAGTAACGCAAACCCAAAAGCTATCCCGTCGGAAGCCTAAATCGACTAATCGTCGAACTCTCTATCGCAACACAGATTCCGATGAGCGAGTGGCAGACGGCGGAGCAGATCTTAACGGCGTTAGAGATACTGGAGAAACGGAATGGCAAGTAAGAAGGGCGTCTACTCGATAGAAGTCGAGCCAGCCGCGCTTAAAAACTTGATCCAGACTCTTAATCTTCTCGACAAGGAAACACAGAACGAGATCCGCGACGCAGCTCTTCCACTATCGAAGCGTCTGGCGGGCCAACTCATGATGAGCGCGAATGGTGCGCCAGCTCCACAGACTAAGCTCGTAGCTCAGACAATCGTCGCTAAAAGAGATCGACTTATTCGTGTCGACATCGGTGGCCCTAAGAAGGTCGGCCGTAAATACGGCGGAGAAGCTTCTAAGAGCGGTAAAGGTAATAAAGTCCGACAGGGCGCAGCTCCAGCGGGCGCGCTTCTATGGGGAACAGAATACGGCGGCGGTCGCGGTACGGACTCACTGGGTCGCGCTTATACCGATCGTTTTAAGGCCCCGCGCAATAAGCGCGGCTACTGGATCGCTCCAGCTGTTGACTATTACACGCCAATCGTCGCGAAAGAATACATCGATCTTATTCAGGGCGTAATTAAGAAAGTGGGTCTCGACTAATGGCTGGCATTCCAAAAGTAAAGATAACTTTCGACGCCGACTTCGACGAACTAAAGAAGGGCGTTAAAGGCGCACAAACAGAAGTCGAAGGCTTTTCTAGCAAGATCGGCAAGTTCGGCAAGGTAGCCGCTGCCGCTTTCGCAGCTGCAACAGTGGCCGCCGCAGCTTACGCGGGAAAGCTTCTAATCGATGGCGTTAAGTCTGCGATCGCAGACGCAGCCGCTCAGGAAAAACTCGCTCTCACATTAAAAAATGTAACAGGAGCAACAGACGCCCAGATTAAGGCGACAGAAAATTACATAACTAAAACATCTTTAGCGTTCGGAGTTACAGACGATGATCTTCGCCCATCGTTGGAAAGATTAGCTCGCGCTACTGGCGATGTAGGAAAAGCCCAAAAACTCCAAGCTCTAGCCCTAGACATTTCAGCGGGCAGCGGTAAATCGCTCGAAGCGGTTACTAACGCTCTGGCCAAGGCAACCGAAGGTAATACGGCGTCCCTTGGAAAGCTGGGAGTCGGACTATCATCGGCCCAGTTAAAAACTCTTTCGATGGACGAGATTACCAAGAAGCTCGCCGATACTTTCGAGAATCAAGCTTCTACCAAGGCCGACACTTTCCAAGGAAAGTTAGACCGACTTAACATCGCATTCGATGAAGGTAAAGAAACTGTAGGCTCTTTCGTACTGGACGCGATTACTCCGATGGTTACTGTCTTCGTCGATAAGGTTATTCCAGCTCTTTCTTCTATGGCTTCGTCTATTGGTAAAGATTTAGAAGGGCCTCTTAATACAGTTAAGGGAGTTATTACGGACTTCGTCGTTCCAGCTTTTAAGTCTCTTTACACCTTTATGAAAGACTTCGTAGCTCCGTTCTTCGCTGCTGTCTTCGGCCCAGCATTAGAAGGACTCTTCTCAGCATTTAACAAAATTAAGAACGCGATCGCTAGTAATGAAGCAGAACTAAGTCCGCTCTTTACGCTGTTTAAGTCGGTGGCTGGGTTCGTAAGAGACACCATGGGGCCAGTTATCGGAACAGTTCTTAAAGTCGCGTTCGAGGTTCTTGGAACGGCAATCTCCGCGGTAATTACTGGCGTCTCCAGAGTGGTCGGATTCTTGGACGACATGATCGACAAAGTAAAGGCTTTTATTAAATTAGTTAAAGATAATCCTCTCGTCTCTGGAATCTCTGGTCTTATCGATCGGGTATTCGGTGGAGCGCGCGCTATGGGTGGCCCAGTTACTTCGGGAACTTCTTATCTTGTCGGCGAGCAAGGGCCAGAACTATTTACGCCAAGTCATAGCGGAGCGATTATCCCGAATCATTCTTTAGGCGGTGGACGAGGTTCAGTCATTAACCTAACTGTTAACGGTGCGATCGATCCAGAAGGTACAGCCCGAGCGATTATAAATGTTCTTAACAATTCGAGCTATCGTGGAACTCTTGGATCGGGTGCGTTCGCGTGACACTCTGGAATCCAGAATGGCGCGTCCTTATAAATGGCGTCGATTATCAAGAAGTAACACTGGCCAGCGTTCAGATCACTAGCGGCCGAACTTCTGTCTATGAGCAGCCAGTCGCGGGCTATTGCTACATCGAACTTATTAACCTAGAGAATACTTCTTACCCGTTTACAGTCGGTAACGAGATCCTTATCTCGATTAAGGATTCGACGGGAACTTATGTCGATCTCTACGGCGGCTTTATCAGCGACATCGAAATAAGCGTCGTATCAGCTGGAGCGACGACTTATGTTACTTCGGCTCGCATTACCGCACTTGGCGCACTTTCTAAACTGGCTCGGGCTAACTGGGAACTATCTTTAGCTAAGGACTACGACGGAACTCAGATCTTTAACATTCTTTCCGATTTACTTCTCAATAACTGGAACGAAGTAGCTCCCGCTTTACAGTGGTATCAGTACGATCCGACGACGACTTGGGCGAACGCCGAGAATGTAGGACTTGGAGAAATCGATCAGCCTGGGCAATACGAGATGGTCAACAGAGCGGCCGACCCAGTCTCTAGCTACACATTAGCCAGCCAGATCGCGGAGTCTGGTCTCGGCTATCTCTTCGAGGACGGATCAGGACGAATCGGGTACGCCGACGCATTACATCGACAGACTTATCTCGCAGCTAACGGCTATACAGAAATCTCAGCAACTCAGGGAATCGGAGTCGGCTTAAAGTCAGTAACCCGAAGCGGAGATGTCCGTAACTTTATTACGATTAACTATAAAAACGGCTTAACGCTTACAGATAGCCAAGCGGCTTCTATCTCGGAGTTCGGTAAGTTCGCCGAAATCTGGGACACGAACATCGAGAAAACAGCCGACGCGATTCTGGCTCTAGACCGTCGTCTACAGCTTAAAGCCTATCCACGGGCATTCTTCGATTCGATCGAGTTCCCTATAGCTTCTCCAGACATCGACGACACAGACCGCGACGCGCTTCTAAAAATCTTTATGGGAATGCCGCTACGCGTTACAGATCTTCCGCCTAACATCGTCGACACTGTCTTCGAAGGTTATGTCGAAGGCTGGTCTTTTAGGGCCAGTTATAACTCGCTATTCATTACGATAAACGCTTCGCCGCTGGAGTTCTCGCAGGTGACACTCCGATGGAATCAAGTCAACGCGGCCGAGTCATGGAATACAATAAGCCCTACTCTTACATGGGAAAACGCGATCGGATCGGTGGCATAACATGGCAACTACTACTACGAACTTCGGCTGGGACATTCCGCAGTCGACCGACTTGGTCAAGGACGGCGCGACGGCGATCGCAGCTCTTGGTCAGGACATCGATACAGCTCTAGTCGATCTTAAAGGCGGAACGACTGGACAAGTGTTAGCGAAAGCTTCTAACACAGATCTAGATTATTCTTGGGTAGCTCAGGACGACTCTAACGCTATCCAAAACGCTATCGTAAACGCTAAAGGCGACATAATTGGAGCTAGTGCAAACGATGTCCCAGCGATTACTTCTGTCGGCGGAAATGGATCAATGCTTCTAGCAGACTCGACTACATCGACGGGACTTCGCTGGCAAGGAGACAGATCAGGCGCGAAGAACGCTCTCATTAACTCGACTTTTGACATTTCACAAAGAGGCGCAACGATTACAGGAATCGCAGCCGATAACACTTACACAGCCGATCGCTGGTATGTCGCTCGCGGCGGCACTATTGACTATGCTCAGAAAACTGTCGCAGGTGGTAATAATCCGCCAGAATCTTTTGACGCTTACGCTCAGTACATAAATCAGAGCGCGGCAAATCCTTTTATGACTCTTTCTCAAACTTTAGAAACTAAGGACAGTATTAGATTCGCTGGTACAGCTGCCGCGACTTTATCTTTTTATGCTCGCGCTACTGCGAACACTACTAAAAGTAAGTCGCTAACAGCTGCGATCGGATACAACACTACAGCCGACACAAAAATAAACACCCTAGTCGGATCGACTGCGTTTACTATTTCTTTCGGAACTGCCGCTACAGACTGGACTTACTGCACTCTTACCGTCGGCATACCATCAACCGCTAAGACAGTCGGAGCTTATTTCTCACAATCTCCCGCGGGCGGTTTAGCGGTTGGCGATGGCTTCGAGGTTACTGGAGTTCAGTTAGAGCGTTCGGCGGTCGGTACTGCATTTCAGCGCAACGCAGGCACACTTCAAGGAGAATTGGCCGCTTGTCAAAGGTATTACTTAGACACACGCAACGGAACAGATCAACCGTTTTCAGGATACTCAAACTCTACTGATTATCTTTTAGCCAATGTCCGTTATCCAGTTACAATGCGGACAACGCCATCTGTAACAATAGGACAATCAAGCGGCGCAAATTATGTACGCCGTATCTCAACAAATGCTCAAATTGCAATTACAGTCACTTCATACCCAGGCACTAACCCAGGTGGTTTTTCTGCCGTTTATGCTGTTGCTGCGCCTTTTGTTGCAGCAGTTGGATACGACTTTTACATCCTAGCGAGTGCGGAGTTATAAAATGGAATACACATACACAGAAGTAGTAAATGAAGCAGGCGAACTTATTGCAGTCAATCGTTCAGACGGCTGGTGGATACCAGCAGACCCAGCAAACTCAGACTATCAACGCTATCTAAACCCAGAAGCGGAACAATTCACACCGATCGTAGCGGCCGAATGAACTATCCAATCGGTACAGCTGCGGCAGTGGTAGAAGTAGCACTGGCCGAAGTCGGTACAGTCGAAGAAGGCGATAACTTAACCAAGTACGGAAAGTTTACGAAGGCCGACGGTTTACCATGGTGCGGATCGTTCTGTAATTGGGTATTCCACACAGCGGGCGTAAAGATTCCATCGATGGTCTCTACAGCTGCGGGCGCGCATAAGCTTAAAGAAGTAAGCCGCTTCGTAACGGTAGAGCCGAAGATCGGCGATCTTGCATTTATGGACTTCCCGCATGATGGCGTCGATCGTATCTCGCACATCGGAATCGTCGTAGGAGTTAAATCAAAAACTGTTATCACCATCGAAGGTAATACTTCGGGAACTGGCGATCAGCGTAACGGCGGAATGGTCATGATTAAAGAGCGGGCATTCGGGAGCGATAAAGAGATCGTAGGCTTCGGACGACCTAAGTTCGTTGCTTATGCTGGCGATTATCCAGTCGTCGAAGTACCTACTCAGTCGGCAGCGAAGCCGAAGATTAAGGAGAAGAAAGATGGAAAACTTAAAAGCGTTACTCGCAAGCTGGGCGCGTAGCTTCTTAGCTGCGTCTATTGCTGTTTACATGGCTGGAGTTACAGATCCCAAGGCGATCGGCATGGCGGGCCTTGCCGCCGTTCTGCCTGTAGTCCTACGCTGGCTAAATCCTAAAGATTCAGCTTTCGGGTTATCGGGGAAGTGACTCGGAAACTACTCGCGGGAAGTCTGGCCCTAGTCCTTTCGGTCGGGCTTTCCGCTTGTGGTTATCAGGGTTGGGTTCGCTATGAATGCCAAGAATACGAGAACTGGTCGAAGCCAGAATGTCAAAAGCCACAATGTATCCCTACTGGAACATGTACTAGCGATGTCCTTGGAGAAGAAGCTCCACAGCCCAGCTCGACGCCGTAGCCCAGAAGAAGTCCACGCGACTTTAATTCTTATCATCGGCTCGACTTTAGCCGCCGTCTTCTTGATCGTAACCCTTGGCATTACTTACGCGCTTATCTTCGTTACACAGCCGATCGGTAATCAAGCTCCGAACGACGCGGCCTTTATTGATCTTCTAAAGACTCTCGCGATCTTCTTAACTGGATCACTAGGCGGAGTTCTTGCGGGTAACGGATTAAAGTCCAAACCGAAAACACCAATCGACACGCCGACAGATAAGCGGGAATCTTGACCTAGACCCGTTCTTGCTTCACTCTTTACATAGGGAGCGCGAATGTCGCTTTCAGTATCGGGAGCAAGTAATGAACGAATTATCGATTATCGTAATGATGTTAATAGCTGGGATCTTATGGGCAGCTATGAGCTACTCAGTAGGTTATAAAGAAGGCCAGCGCGAAGGCTTTAAGCGCGGTCGAGCTGTATCTCGTCACGCAGCTAAGGAAGTGCGCTAATGAGCTTCTTAGACAATTACGAAGATGTGGCAGCCAGAATAGCCCGTCTATGGGCTACACACCCTACAGCTAGAGTCCAGACGAACATCGTGGATTTTAACGCCGAGAAGGGTTATGTCCTTATCCAAGCCCAGATCTTTCGCGAGTACGAAGATCTACAGCCATCGGCTACCGATTACGCGTTCGGTAATGTTGCGACTTATAACATCAACATGAAGAAGTTCTTCGTCGAGGATACTGTCACATCGGCTATCGGAAGAGCTATCGGTTTACTACTGGGAGCAGATAAGCGTCCTACGCGTCAGGACATGGAGAAAGTCGAGACCATTAGCACGAAGGTCGCGAACGCAACCGCCGACGATTACGATCCATGGACACAGAAGTTCGGCGAAGTGCCAAGTTATAAGACGGCAGAAGAAGCCGAGCAGAGCGGCTTTCCTAGCCTTGGATCATCGATGGACGAGATCGCTAAGCAGCTGGGCAAAGAGTTACTTCCAGAAGCTCCACAGTGCAGCCATGGACATCGAATCTTTAAGACTGGCGAAGCTAAAACTGGTAAGGCTTGGGGCGGCTGGTTCTGCGTCGAGAAGACCAAGGCGACACAGTGTTCGCCGCTTTGGTATGTCTTAGCCAGCGATGGCAAGTGGAAGCCACAGGTCTAAAGATGAGCGACTTCGATCTAAAGAAGATTTACACATCGCCAGACGGAAACATCTACAGTTTTAGCGGTTACGGTGGCGTTGAGAATTGTTCGGACTGTGACGACTTTACGCAAGTAAACGAATACGATAGAGATGACGGTCTAGTCGTCTTCTTCTGTAATAAGTGCGAAGATCGGTTACATCTATGAGCAACTACATAGAAATTCTTAATCCGCAAACGATGACAGCCAGACTTTACGAGAATGGCGAAGTAATTGCCGAGTACCCGATCGAAAAGTGCGACGGCTGCGAGAAGCTTGTAAAGTTCGATAAATTCGGTTTTACCAAGGGACAAGCTAGAGAAAAGTTAATCTGGCTCTGTGGTGACTGTAGATGAAGGTTAAACCGACGATCGAAGATAAAGTCTTAGCTCATACAGTAGCTCTAGAACGAATCGCCCAGATCCAAGGTCACGCAGACGCTTCGAGCAGATACGACAGAGAACTCGGCTTCCATGATTATGTCGCGCAAGTGGCCGAATCAATCGTGGCCGAGATCTTAGTCGCTCGTTACTTAGGCTTTATCGATTTCGATCCAAGGTTTTCACAATTTAAGAAGACGGCCGATGTCGGAAGCTTTATCGAAGTAAAGTGGACGCGTTATGACTCTGGTCAGCTCATCATCTACGAGAATGATCGCCAGAGTGATGTCGCCGTTCTAGTCGTAGGCAGTAGCCCGAATTACAGGTTAGCGGGCTGGATACCCGTAGCCATGGCCAAGCGTCCACGATACAAACACGCGAAGCAGCCTACTTGGTGGGTTACGCAACAGAATCTACAGCCGATCGAGAATCTTAAAGGGAGCAACTATGGACAAGCTGCGCTATAAATGCCGAATGTGTAAGAAAGAAACAGAGCAACTTATTCGTGTAATTACAGATAATCTTCCAGAGAATGTAAAGACGATCCAGTGTTGCGTCTGCTCGACTATGACGGTGGCACTAATTGGAGAAGCTAATGGCGACCTATGAGTATCGCTGCGAAGTGTGCAGTAAAGAGCTAGAAGTCCAGCGACCCATCGAGGACACACTGGCTAGAGATCCTTATTGTCCTAATTGCACTGTACCTATGAAGCGCATTTACTCGCTTGGTGGAGTCGTGTTTAAGGGTAATGGGTGGGGCGGTAAGCCATGAAGTTATCCACAGATGTTATCCACAGGCTGTGGGAATCGCCCAAGAACACGCTCGTTACACTGTTAAACTTGACAGTCTCGGTACGCTGTTATCGCTTAAAGCGAGCCGCTGTGGCGGATAGCTCGCTAAGGCGAATGCAGCTATCGGCCAAGCTCTATGCTTTTACGGCTCTGCTATTAACAGTAAGCATTCCAGAAGCAACAGCTAAGAACTATTCTGTAGATCATCTAAAGCTCTACTCTCATAGTCGAATCTTGGACTATAAAGAGTTCCAATGCTTTAACAGAATCATTACTAAAGAATCTCGCTGGAATTACTTAGCTAAGAACGGTAGTCACTTCGGACTAGGCCAGATGAGATCCAAGCATTACAGAGATCTCGATCCATTCAGACAGATAGACGCTACTCTTAAATACATTACGAATCGTTATGGTAGTAACTGTAAAGCGTGGGCATTCCATCAAGAGAGGAACTATTACTAATGACTCTACACTCACAGCGTAAAAGCAACTCGACACAATGGAAGAAGCTTCGTATTCGTATCCTTAATAGGGACGGGTGGATCTGCTTCTGGTGTGGAATGGAAGCCAATACATGCGACCATGTGATCCCAGTAGCTAGAGGCGGATCAGATGATCCAGATAACTTAGTAGCTGCGTGTAAACGATGTAACTTCTCACGCCAAGATCGACTACCCGAAGAGATGGACATGATTAAAACTAAGAAGGCTGGTCTTTTTTTAGATGGGAGTTCCACCGCCACTCTCTCCCGCGGTCTTCTTTCACCACCAAACGACTCGATAAAGCATGATTAGGCCTAAAGAGGACTCAGAAGGTACAGAGAAGCCTCAAAAGGTCTCAGATAGGCTCACATCGGCTACCGAGAGAACTACAGGACTCTATTTAGGCTCTCCGACTCCCAGAATCCACTCTAAACTCTTAGAATTACCGTCTCGCGGTCAGGATCTAATCGATTTCGCCGATTCCATCAAGCTTCCGCTTCTACCTTGGCAGCGATGGGTCGCTATGGAAGCTCATCGCTATAAGCCCGATGGTCGCTGGGCGCACCCGCTGGTTACTGTCGTCGTAGCTCGCCAGAACGGTAAAACTACGCTTATGAAGATTCGCGCTCTGGCGGGTTTATTCTTATGGCAAGACGGACTACAGATCGGAACAGCTCATCGACTTACTACATCGCTGGAGACCTTTCGAGACATCGTTAACATCATCGAAGAAAACGAACATCTAGCCAGACAAGTAAAGCGAATCCGCTGGGCGCATGGATCAGAAGAGATCGAGCTTAAATCCGAGTTCGGCGGCGGTCGGTACATGGTTAAAGCTGGCGGCTCAGCTGCTCGCGGTATCTCCAAGCCCGAGACCGTCTTCGTAGATGAGACCCGAGAGCTTAAAGATGAATCGACATGGGCTTCTCTGCGTTACACCATGATGGCCGCTAAATCGCCGCAGCTCTGGACGCTATCGAATGCGGGAGATCAGCATTCCATCGTTCTTAATCAGCTGCGGGAGCGCGGAATGTCCGCAGCTAAAGGCGACGACATCGCTTACTATGAATGGTCATCTAATTACGAGAAGATCGACGATTCGCCCGCGTTCTGGAAAGGCGCGGCGATGGCTAACCCAGCTCTCGGCCACACTATCCACATCGATAACATTCGGGCCGTTCTCAACGATCCGCCAGATGTCGTAAAGACGGAAGTCCTATGTCGATGGGTCGCTACGATCTCAGCTGCTATCCCCGCCGAAGAATGGAATCAGTGTGGAGAAGAAGGCTTAGAGCTTGATCCAGAAAAGACGACTTGGCTGGGTATCGATGTAAGTCCGAATCGTCGCGACGCGGCATTAGTGGCGGCCCAACAGATCGACGACGAGCGATTCTTCGTAAAACTTCTTCACACTTGGCATAACCCGATTAACTTGGACGATAAAGCGATCGCGAACGACATCGCTCCCTATGTAAAACAGTATCCAGTCGAGACAGTGGCTTATTCTAAGCGTACGGCTTCGGCTATTGCGGCTCGATTAGTTCCAGCGGGTATCCCGATCTCAGACATCGACGGCGCACTGTATGGCCAAGCTTGCGACGAATTGTTAGGAGCGATCACATCGAAAAGATTACGGCACGACCCAAAACAGACAGAGTTATCCAAGCAGATCTTATCAGCTGCGAGACTTCCGTTCGGAGATGGTGGCTGGACTATCGGGCGGAGAGCTTCTCAGTCGACTGTCTGCGCGACGGTTGCGACTGCACTCGTCACGCATTACGCGACACGCCCGCCGATGGATCTTGACATCATGGTCGGATAGCGGTATCGCACTCTCGTAGAATTGCGACATGGGATTATTCGATCTATTCGTTCCGAAGGTTAACGCTGCGTCTCCAGCTTCTATCAGTATCGACGCGGCGGAATCGCTGTATCCAGTTAACACTCTTAACTCTCTCGGCGGCTATTACTTTATGGGTAATCAGACCGCTACTCGTACGGAAGCGATGGGCGTTCCAGCTTTAGCTCGCGCCCGTAACATAATCTGTACGACTTTAGGATCTTTCGAAATGCACACTCGCAACATCGCAACAGGCGAGAAAATGCAACAGCCAAGAGTTATTAATCAGCCAGATCCCCGAATCGCTGGCTCTGCGTTCTGGTCATGGTTAGCAGAAGACATTCTGTTCTATGGTTATGGGTACGCGCGTGTTATGCAACGCTACGCCGACACTGGACGCATTCAGGCGATGGAAAGAATCGATCCTCTTCGCGTAACTGTTACTACTAACGGCAACGGAACAGAGATCGACGGTTATTCTGTCGATGGAACAGTAATCGATCCTAGCGAACTGGTCGTCTTTACTGGACTCGACGAAGGAATCTTAAATCGCGCTGGGCGCACCATTCGCGCAGCTTCGGCGTTAGAAAAAACAGCGTACGACTTCGCGATAAATCCTAATCCGCAGACAATCTTAAAAAACTCTGGCGTAGCACTTCCGAAAGATCGTGTAGCTGCACTCGTAGCGGCATTTAAGAATCGTACTTCTAAAGCTGTCACATTCTTAAACGGCGATGTATCTATCGAGACTGTCGGTTACGATCCTAAGAATCTACAACTTAACGAAGCTCGCGGATACCTGGCTCTGGAATTGTGTCGCGCTGCGGGTCTTCCAGCTTACTTCGCAAGTGCAGAGCCTAATAGCTTTACTTATTCGAATGCAGTTAGCGAACGCCGTTCATTAGTAGATTATTCGCTGCGTCCACTTATGACATGTATCGAGCAACGAATGAGCCTTAGTGATTT